ACTCTTTGTGCATCTCCGCGAAATTCCCAATTTTCAAAAATTCAATGTTTGCGCGGTTTTTGCGTATAGTTAAACCATGACTGAACTGCGCATTGAAAACGTAAACATAAACAGCTTGACCCCTGATCCTGCTAATGCTCGTAGGCATGATGACAAGAATCTAAAGGCAATAGCCGATTCATTGAAACTATTTGGGCAACGTAAACCTTTAACCGTAACGCCTGACTCAATTGTTGTAACTGGCAACGGCACTCTTGAAGCTGCAAAGTCTTTGGGCTGGACTGAGATTGCAATTGCTCGCACACCAGTTGGCTGGTCATGGGAACAGATACGAGCTTGGGCTTTGGCAGATAATCGAACTGCTGAACTTGCTGAGTGGGATGACAAAGTTCTTGCTGATCAGTTACTAGAACTAGATGCAAACGGTTGGGAACTTGAGCAGTTAGGTTTCGAGTCTTTGCAACCACCTTTAGGTGATCAAAGTGACGAGCCGTTAAAATTCAATGAGGATAAAGTTTGTCCAACTTGCGGTTCTCTGATTAAGGAATAACTATGGCTCCGCGTGGCAGACCACCAAAACCGATTGAACAGAAACGCCTTACTGGTAACCCCGGCAAACGTACCTTGCCAGACCAGAAAGAACTTGTGCTGTTGCCGTCTGCTTATGACATTCCAGAACCTAACCGACCACTAGGCAGCGCAGGCACAGAACTTTGGGAACGCATCTGGGGTATGGGTCAAACATGGTTAAGCCCATTGACCGACATTGAGATTCTGCTTATGACTTGCGAGCTACTAGACGAACGCCGTAACCTTAGAATTCAAGTATTACAAAACAACAGACCAGACGAGAGAAAAGCCTTGCGCGATCTAGACCGTCAGCTAGTTGCTAACTTGTCGCTTCTAGGATTCACTCCAACAGATCGCTCCCGGCTAGGTGTGGCTGAAGTTAAACGTCAGTCAAAGCTAGAGGAGCTGAAGTCGCGTGCCAGCCAAAATTGAATCTTGGCCACCAACTTGGCTAACACCTGTGAACAAAGCTGCGCTTACTAAATCGCGTGGCTGGGAAGTATCAGAGTTTATAGACACCTTTGCAATTCAGACTAAGGAAACTGTTGCTGGGTATTCAGGCGACAAGATGCAACTGCGTGAATGGCAAAACGAACTGATGCGCCACTTGTTTGCAGTAGGTGCAGATGAAAAGTTTAGACACCGCACCGCGCTAATTGGCATGGCTCGAAAAAATGGCAAATCTGCAATTGGCTCTGGTATTGGTCTTTGGTCTTTGATCATGGGGCCTAATGGCGGTGAGGTTTATTCGTGTGCAGCTGACAAAGAGCAGGCACGCATTGTTTTTGGTGATGCCAAGAAAATGATTCAGGCTGAACCTGAGTTAGAAGAACTTTGCAATGTGTACCGTGATGCTATTGAAGTCCCTGCTACTGGGTCTGTCTATCGCGTGCTATCTAGTGAGTCGTTTACTAAAGAAGGCTTAAGCCCGACAATGGTTATCTTTGACGAATTGCACGCAGCTCCCAATCGTGAACTATTTGACGTAATGCAACTTGGTATGGGTGCTAGACGTGAGCCAATGCTTATCGGTGTAACTACTGCCGGTGTAAAGGCAGATTCATCTGGGCAAGACTCAATCGCATACAACTTGTATCAGTACGGAAAGCGCGTAGCTCAAAAAGAAATAGATGATCCCAGTTTCTTCATGGCTTGGTGGGAAGCAGAACAAGATGCAGATCATCACCTAGAAGAAACTTGGAAGCAGGCTAATCCTGCCTACGGTGATTTGAATGACCCCAAAGACTTTGAAGCTATGGTCAAGCGCACACCAGAAGCAGAGTTTAGAACCAAGCGTTGTAACCAATGGGTAAGCAGCCAGACGGCATGGCTACCTAACGGAGCTTGGGAACAACTAGAAGTGCAGCGCGACATTTCACCAGATACCCCAGTTGTCTTAGGCTTTGACGGATCGTTTAGCGGTGATGCTTCCGTAATCATCGGCGTAACCGTAGAAGAACAGCCGTACGTCTTTATGGTCAAGGCTTGGGAAAAGCAACCTGAAGATGATGATGAATGGCGCGTAGACATTCTGGATGTAGAAAACACAATCATTGAATTCTGCGGCACACATAACGTGCGAGAAATCGCTTGTGACCCATTCCGTTGGCAACGCACAATGCAAGTTTTAGATGAAGCAGGTTTTCCAATTGTTGAATGGCCTAGCACTTCACCGGCTCGTATGGTTCCAGCCTGTGCCAAATTCTATGATGCCGTTGTATCAAACAAGCTGACACATGACGGAAATCCATTATTGCTAAGACACCTACAAAACGCCGTAGTTAAGACAGATCGCTTAGGCCCAAGAATTGTAAAGGAGCATCGCGGCTCGCCACGAAAGATAGATGCGGCTGTTGCTAGTATCATAGGATTTGATAGGGCAACTGTTTCAAGAGAAGAACCCGTTGTGCCACAGTTCTTTAGCTTCTAGGAGTTTGCGTGATCCCATCTATCCTGCAAGTGGTTGGTCTAGCAACAATCTCGATAGGTCTTGGTTTATTCATCCTGCCATTAGGAATAGTCGCAGCTGGCGTAAGTATTTTGCTTGTCGGTATCGCATTTGAGAAAGGCAAGTAATGCTTGGTAATTTGACCGGCGGTAATAAAGAAGAACGCGCTATAAGTTTCCAGTCAATCTGGGGTTCTGGCGATTCGTTTGCTTTCACCACTGAAGCAGGAACGAACATTGACCAGACACAGGCAATGAAGATCAATGCCTTTTATGCTTGTGTTCTTTTAATTTCTGACACCATTAGCACTTTGCCCGTTGATTGTTTCCGCAGGATAGATGGTGACCGCGTACCTTTCCGCCCACAGCCAGCATGGATTCAAAGACCAGACGTAGACCTTTTGCGTTCAGAGCATTATCAGCAAGTTCTTATTTCGCTATTGCTAGACGGTAACTCATTTACTCGTGTGTTCCGTGATAATCGTGGCGATGTAGTGAACCTAGTTTGTATTGCGCCTAATCGTGTTCAAGTAGTTCGCAACATTCGTACTCGTGAAATCGAATACATCATTGACGATAACCAAGATGTTCCAGTTAGCAAACGTGACATGCTTCAAATTACAGAGTTGCGCAAGGCTGGCGATTTACGCGGTATGTCCCGTGTTACAGAACTAAAAGATAACTTGGGTCTATCTAGTGCCTTGCAGTCTTTTGCTTCCCGTTTCTTTGGTCAGGGTGCAACTACTCAGGGCATCATTGAAACCCCACAAGGACTAACCAGCGAGCAAGCCAAGCAATTAGTTGATGGCTTCAGCACTCGTCACAATGGATTCCGTAAAGCACATAAGACTGGACTGCTAACAGGTGGGGCAAAGTTTGTAAGAACTGGCGTGAACCCTGACGAAGCTCAGATGCTAGATAGTCGCAAGCTAGCCATTGAAGAAGTTGCTCGTATCTTCCGAGTTCCGCCACACATGATTGGCGTTACTACACCCGGCGCAATGTCCTACGCATCAGTAGAGCAAAACGGCATTAACTTTGTAACGCATACCTTGCGCCCTTACATTGCTAAAATTGAAGATGCTTACAGCGCATTATTACCAGATGCTGCGTTTATTCGATTCAACGTAGATGGTCTACTTCGCGGTGACTTTGCTACAAGAATGAATGGTTACTCAATCGGTTCACAGGCAGGATTCCTTTCAGTCAATGACATTAGAAGATTTGAAGACCTCAGACCTGTCGAGGGCGGTAATGTTTATCGCGTTCCTTTGGCTAATGTGGATTTGGCTGCTGCTGCACTCGTTGAAACTGACCGCAAAGTTCTTATGGCTCAAAGGCTTGTTACTACTGGCTTTGATCCTGTTGCTGTCTTGGCAGCTTTGGGCTTACCTGCAATAGAACACACTGGACTTCCAAGCGTTATGCTTCAAGGCATTGCACAGATTGACCCTGAAAATCCAGAGTCTGTCTACGAGGTTTAGTTATGGCAATTACATCTGGACAACAAACGATAAGCGCAACACGACAATTAGTAGATGGAGTTTCACCTAATCCGTCACGCCTGCATATTCATAACATGGATAACACGAATAGCATTTACTTGGGCAATGAAGGTGTTACAACCGCAAATGGTTTGCAATTATTGAAACTAGATAGCATTGAATTAGTTATGAACCCCGGTGAATCACTTTATGCCGTCAGTTCAGCAGGAACACATACAATCTCATGGTTAAGGCAGACACTTTACTAATGCCATACTTCATCACAGATAAATCACCTGACTGTTCAGGTTGGGCAACCGTCAAAGAAGATGGCGA